GTCCTGTTGGATCTAGTGTTGCACCTGAGAAGTTATCTGTTTCTCTATCACCAAGTTCTCTTTGGAGCTGTCTCAATTCTCTTGCTAGTTTGCTGTTACCATCAGGATCAATTTTTCCACCAGTAACCGGATTAGTTGAGTTTTGGATTTCTTTTACTCTAGCTTGGATATCTGCATCAGACATTTTGTCAACTTCAGCTGAGTCTAAAACTTGATCAGCCGCAATCTCGGCATCTCTTGCCGCTTTGGCGGCATCTGCCGCATCAAATCTTCCCTGTGCTCCTTCAACATTATCTTTTAACCAAGCATCAGTTTCTTTGCTGAAAAATTTCTCCATGTCACTGCCAGGTTGCGTTTTCATAAATGCCTGAAACTCTTTGGCTTCTTCTGGATCAAGGTAAATGTTTCCTTTGATGATGTTGCCTTTGAAGCTGACTCCTTGTATATCATCTGGATATGTTCCATTGATATCAACATTGTCAGCCATCTTTTCAATCATTTCATCTGTGAAATCGTAATTGGCAAATCTTCCTTTTTCAAGCATTCCTTTGATGTAATCTGTTTTGAATTCTTCAACACTAGGAAGTTCAGGTGTTTCACCACCTCCGTCTGCGTCTACATCTGTTTCAATGGCTGAATCTACTTCTGCTCCGTCCATTGCTGAAGAAACAGTAACAGCATCGCCTTGATCAACACCAGGTATCATGTCAGCCGCTTCGGCATCGCCCATCGCATCACCTAATGCACCAGCAAGTGCACCTATTGCCGCGCCTTTAACACCTTTAGCTACTGCTGTTGAAAGTTTATCACCCTTTAATGTGTTGTTTGCTAATCTTAAAAAGAAACCTATTGCCGCACCTGAAACAATACCACCACTTGCAAATGCAAGTACTGAAGTCATTGCTCCAATTACGAAAGCCGCCTTGGCTGGATTACCTTTTGCAAAGTCGGCATAGCCATCGACCATAGTCATGATCTTCTGGCCCATTGGATTGCCTTCTAATTTTTTTCTTAAATCTGCTTTTAGTTTTTCGAACTGTGCATCAAAGTTTTTTACTGGTCCGCTGTTTTGTGCGGCCTTAAGTAAATCATCAATTTGTTTTTGTAATTTTTTAGCTTGGTCACCTACCACTGCTCCTGCTTTACCAAGTGCAGTTTTATTATCACCACTGTCAATAGCAACTTTCTCTGCGTTACCAAAGATGCCATCAATTTGTTTAGCAGTCAGTTCAGCTTCAAATAAAGTGTTGATGCTTTCTACTAAAGGCCAAACTTCTCTTTCCCATTTGCCAACGTAGATACGTTGTGCTTCGTTAAGATCTTGCCAACCTTCTGCTAGTATTGTTTGTGATTTTAAATTATAGTTTGTAACTTCGCCTAACTTCACTGTTTTTTCCTTACAATAATTTTGCTAGTTCTTGTCTCTGCTTGTCATTCAAACTGTCAATTGCTTTTTGTATGTTACCCGGAATAGCTTTACCGCCTGCCGCAGGTTGTCCTGCTTGACTAGTTCCACCTGCTGGTGCAGAGCCACCGCCAAATTTTTGTCCTAGTGTTTGTGGACTATCAGCATCTGTTCCTGCTTGTTGTTTTCCGAGATCACCTTTGAAAGTATCCTGTGCAGTTTTCTGTAAAATATCATCAACCTGTTTAGGAGTAATTTGTCCTTGCATTCCTTTTAGTCTTGTTGTAGAAAGACCTTGTTTCTGCATAAAGTCCTGTAATGAATTGATAGATGGTGCTTTAGGATTACCACCTGTTTGTCCCATATATTGACGATACTGTGTGAATATTTCTTTAGCACGTTGATTTGCGTCTAGCTTTCCAGTCATTCCAGCGGCGGTGCCTTTGGCACCCACGGCGCCAGCCACTTTTGCACCTACCTTACGTGCTATATTGCCTAACGCAGAACCACCAGGAGCTTCGCTAACAACGTTTTCGCTTGTTATTTGTGTTATTTTCATGGTTTAGTCTCCTGTTACTTTATATTTATACATAATTCGTCGAACACACCCCGTAAATACTCTTATGCCTCAGACGAGATATAATGTTTTTGAGATTGGCAACTCTGAACCTTTAACACAATGTAGTGATATGCTAGAAGCAGATATGGTTATACAACAATTAAAGGACGCAAATCCACATAAAGAATACAAAGTGGAACAAGTTGCTGTATACGATAGTGATGCTTTTCGTTACGGACGCGATCCGGATTTGCATTAGTAGATGAGCTAAAGCTCATCTTTGTTTTCGTTTACACTCAAACAATTTATTTGTATGTGATAATAATAAGTGCGTTAGCACTTTGCATCATGTAGATAGTTGAGCCATACTTCGCCCGTCTCCGGGCAAAGATTGGTTACATCATGTGAGATGAGATCACCATCTTAACAAAAAGGATTACATAATAATATGTACGGAAGCGGAAACCCGCCAACTCCCTACCCTAGCCTTCGCATAGTTTCGGAACATTAATATACCCTTGTTAAGCAAAATATATTAATGCTGTGGTTGTATCTGTTTCACAGAGCCACATCTTTTAAGCCTTTAGTTAGCTTACCCTTACAACTCGTAAGTTCCGGTCATACTTCGTGACCTCAATACGGGTCGAGCTACCCCGACCAAACAATGTTGTTATGTTATTTGCCTTTTAATGCTTCTCGTAGTACTTTGGATCCGCCGACTCTGACGTTGATAATACCATTGTAATATTCGTCCTTCTCTAGGACTCTTCTTTCAAACTGTTCTCTTGCCTCTAAGTAACTTGCTACGCCTCTGCTTGGACAATAGTATAATATCTCTCTTGTGAATTTGTCTTCGCCTATCTGGTTTACGTCTTCTTGTAGTTGGTCTGAAGATCCCCAATAGTCTCTCCAGTCACTTTCTACTTTGCTTCTACGTTTGTTTATCCTGCCCTTCAAAGGCGGCCTAGTCTTTTTGAATTTTGCTAGTTTTTTTCCTACGTATTTGCGATCGTTGGTTGTATTTGTGATTAAGTAGACAAATGCTTCACAGTCTTCTGGTAGTTCTTCTACTATTTTACCCTGATATGTCCATTGCATAATGATACTTACTCAGTATCATCGCTAGGTGTCTCTTTTTTGGCTTTGTATTCTTCTATGATCTCAACTCTGCGTTCACTACATAGCCTACGTATTTCGCTTAACCATTTTCTAGCAGATCTTTTGGTACGTTCACTCTTGCGTACTTCCCAAGCCTCGTTGGCTTTGAAATATTCTAGATATGCTTTGGTTAATTTATCGTGTGTATCGTCTGTCATGCTAGTAATGTTACAATTTTTCCTGCAAGTCCTTTGAACCACTCTTCATCATGACCTCTAGTTGTTTCTGCGGCAGTACCAATTCTGATACCACTTGTTTCAACAAAAGATCTTGGATCATTTGGAACTCCGTTTTTATTTACTGTAATACCATTTTCTTCTAACAGGTTTGCGGCATCTTTTCCTGACCATTTAGTATCGCTTAGATCCAATAACAGTATATGACTGTCAGTTCCGTCAGTTAATAATTTAAATCCGCTGTCTTTAAATACTTTTGCCATTGCTCTTGCATTAACAACAACCTTTTGTGAGTATTCTTTGAATTCGTCAGTGTTTGCTTCAATGAATGCCTGTGCTTTCGCGGCAATAATATTCATTAAAGGTCCTCCCTGGGTACCTGGAAAGATTGCACTATTGATCTTTTTAGTATAATCAGGATTGTTCCATAAAATTATTCCACCTCTTGGACCTCTAAGAGTTTTATGTGTTGTGCTTGTTACAAAATCTGCGTAAGGTACAGGACTTGGATAGGCATTACCGGCAATAAGTCCAGAATAGTGTGCCATATCAACTAGTAAGTATGCTCCAACGGCATCTGCAATCTCTCTAAACATTTTAAAGTCTATTGTTCTTGGATATGCACTAGCACCTGCTATGATCATTTTAGGTTTTAGTTCTTTTGCCTGTGCCATAATGGCAGGATAGTCTAACCAACCTTTCTCATCAACACCATAATGATG